TTCTATAACGAACCTTCTGTGCTTGTTGATAGGCAACTGACATAAGTGCGCTCCTTTGGTGTTCTTGAAATAGTCTAAGATACCTGGGAATTATTGTCAACGTCCTGGGGAGTATTTATCGGGCGTCGGTGGATTTATGCGGGGGGATTGTGGGGATTTGGTGACGCGGGGGGTCTTGACATTTGGGCGCGGGTGTGATAGCTTGCACGCAAAGATCACAAGGTCTAGAAGGATTTTAATGACATAAATGCACTGGTCTCATAGACACTTAATAGACGATAATCACACGACTTATTCTCAACAATACCCCTAATTGATTCTCAATTAACAACACTTATTGAGAATGATTTAATTCTCTTGGCTATAATTAAAAAAGGCTTTTTTAATCGTTTTAATACATTTTTAACCATAAATCACGAAAAAAGGCATAAAAAAAGACCCTGTAGATAGGGTCTCTATGTTATGCTGCAATGTAAGACTTTGACCCACAAGACAGATAGAAACTTACCATTCTTTCTGCTTCATTCAGTGTATTAAACCATTGCGATCTCCACTCCAAATTGTTATACGGAATCTGGTATCTGACTTCATAACGTATCATCGAATCACTCCTCAATCAGTTCGGGATAGTATTCAGAAACCTCAGAGATTAACTCTTCGTCAGTATAACCAGAAAGGTTTTCTTCGATCTGATCTCCTACAATACGCATCAAATCTTTGGTGCTCATGTTATCAAGAATACGATCAATGTATGCTTCTAGAAGTTCTTGACGATTCATAATGTTTGGAGTGTTGATGTTAGGAATAAACGGGAATTGAGGTAATTTCTTTCCATTCACGGGGAAAGATTTGATGAGCAATCTTGTCGTTTAGTTTGACACAGTTGATCGGTTTGATGTTACTTTTGGTTTGGAACTTTTCAACAGTTCCATCCTTAAACTCAATGCGAATGTTGTAGATCATTTGATTGAAGATTCAGGAGTTTTGCATTACATCAATCTCCATCTCATCTAGAGTTTTTTCATTCCACTTTTCGGAATTGATGTCACCATTGGGCGCATAAAGTTCGGAAACCCAATAATCATAAACCGACTCATTTAGAACAGAAAGATTAGCAAATGCCTGAGAGATTGCAGCGTTGACTTCAGTTTGGTTCATTTGAGTGGTGCTCATACTATAGGGACAATTTAAGTGGCTCAGTAATGATTACCTCAGTTCAGACGCATACCATTAAAGAACGGAATAGGAGCACCTTGATAGTTAATAAACCACTGAAAGTTCTTTTGGAAGATGTACTCTCCTTCCATACCGAACGCTTGGAGAAGTGCATTAAGACGACTTTTTGTGGTGTTTGTTTGATACCCACAATCGAACAATTCCATCCACGTTTCGCCAATCCGAGCAATCAAATTACCGTGCAGATAAACATCAGAAACGTTGCTGCAGGAGATCACTTCAGAGTTTGCAACTTTCAGGTCTTTGTTCTCTTTAATTGCTTGAATGATTTGCTTTTCGATCTTACGCATTGTGTTGAGTGTTGTGCTTATACTACTGGTACACTTTAAGTGGCTCAGTAACAGTTACTTCAGTCAGAGAGAGAATACTTTAGAAGTCACAAGTTCGCCAGAATCATTATACTTTTCATAGGACCAAGTTCCTTCAGTTTCTTCAACATAAGAGTGAAGATTACCATTGGAATCATCCTTACAAAATGCACCACATTCAGGTTGAAAGTAATAACCAGATGCGATAAGTGCTTCAGTAAATGTCATTTTGAGAGTTTCAGTTGCGTTCATACTATAGGGACACTTTAAGTGGCTCAGTAACTAGAACTTTTCAATCCATTGTGCAATCTTTTGCAGTGCAGTTTCTTCATCATTGCACTTACACTTGCGAAACTTGTTAGTGTTCAATCCTTTAGAAATTAACTCCAGTTTGTCATCAGAAAGACAGAAGATTCCATAACGTGAGTTATGAAAAATGTTGTTCTTCCAGGTATCTTTTTCATCAGCACTTACCTTGAAAAAGACAGAAGAATGACCACCAAGTTGAGAGTGGTCGATGTGAAGAAAGGGGAATTGAGTTGCGTTCATACTACTGGTACACTTTAAGTGGCTCAGTAACAGTTACTCAGCAGGTGAGATAATGTCAGCAACAGTATGTAATGTGTTCGATGTCAGTGTACGAATGGAAGGAGAGAATAGCAGTGCTACAATGAAGATCAATGTCAGAACTTTCATCTGATTCTTTCTCATTTGTCAGAAGTATTGGCGGCAGTATTGTGATTCATTCCACCCGTCACGTTCATAACGTCGGGCATCATAATCATCGGCATCCATTAGATCATCGTGCTCACGATCTTCATCGTAAAAGTATTCTTGCGTTTCGTTTGTCATTATCATCAACCTCCGAACATTTCATCAAACAGTGCATCACCAGACCGCTCTTTTTCAGTCCAAACTTTCTCTGCATTGACTGCAATCATTGCTTGTTCGATCTTAGCATCAATCGGAGATTGAGTAGAGTGCCAAGTGCCGTTTCTGTCTTGCCAGAGCATAATTTTGTTTCGTTTCTTTGTGGTGATACTACTGGTACACTTTAAGTGGCTCAGTTACTTTAAGACGTGGCGGTAATCAAGTGATTTAATACACCAACCAGTTGCAGTTGTGATCTCCTCAACTAGATCATCCTCGTCGATTGCTTCCCAGATTTGTCCTACTGTGTCATCAATTACCATCTCTTGATACTCTTTCCATTCCTCATCTGTACCACGGAGAATGTCATTATCCTCCTCAAAATCAAACTCAATTTGGGTAACTTGGAATTGCATCAGTAGGCAGAAACAGTGGTGAAGATGATGCCAGTCTCGTTATAACGAAGATCCACATCACACTGATACTCTTCGGAGAGATTGTAAGCAATGTCATAAGCTTTCTCTAGATCAGTGGTGTGATTCTCCCAAGGAGCTGCATGGCATTTGATGTCGATTCGCATTTGTTTGTTTCGTTCTTATACTACTGATACACTTTAAGTGGCTCAGTAATGCTTACTTGAACGAAACATTGACACTCACAACTTTTGCTGTAGGATTGCGAGCGAGTGCAGTTTCCCGTGCAGCTTTTGGATCGTTTGCTTGTACTTCCTCCTTGAAGACTTTACCACCAACGTATAGATCAACAATGTACTTCATCGTGTCTGAAACTCCTGTGCTTCTTTGATGTCAGAATTGAAAAACTTTTGGAAGATAGAATCAATCACAGGATACCATTCCTCGTTTGCACTTGGGTATCCACATTCACGGGCATTGTTGAGAAACTTCAGGATGCAAGTTTCCTCATTTGCTGTAAAGTTGACGCGATTGAAAGTGTAACCAGTGTGCTCAGTCATTTGTTGTTAAGATTGCGGGAATTGATTTCTTCTTCGATGAGATCAAACACTTGCGTGTAGATGTAATCATAGTCTTCGACTTCGTTGAGAATGTCGAAAGCAACTTCACGATCTACAGGTACTTGATCGCCACCATCTTCGCTCCATACGAATACATCTTCGTTGGTAAAGATAAATGCAGCAGCAGGTGCATCTTCGCCCTGTTGTTCGATTAGTCGATTAACACGATCACGAAGATGTGCGAGAGTGTTGTTGTTTGCCATAATCAATCAAGACAAACAAAAGTGTAGTCAATAATGTCTTCACCTTCTTTAAGATTCAAACATTCAGCAATCGCTTCGGGGATAAACTTGCGAGGATGACTATTCTCATCAATCGCAATTTCAAGTTTAACAACCCAAGTTTTAGTAGTCATAATCAGTACAGAAGAGAGAAAGAACCGCAGAACTTACGAACCCACTGGAGAGTATCATAATGGGAACGCGGTTTCGACATCACCATGCTCTTGTTTGTTTCGGGATTGAGAGCAATAGCAACGTATTTGTGGTCACATTCTTGATACTCAGGAGTGATTTGTTGAATCCACATTTGATTCACTTTACCTTCCTTCCAGTTGTTGACATAGTGGAAGACTTGATCCATGGTAGTGTTGCTCATACTACTGGTACACTTTAAGTGGCTCAGTAACTGTTACCACGTCCCACGTTGAATGTGAATCTTGCGAATCTCCTGGTAAAGAAATTGACGAAGCTTGGGTTCGGTAGTGTTATCAAAAGCATAATAAAGACGGTTCAGGTATTCATTCTGTGTTGACCCTATGTTACCATCACCACCAAGATCATTGAGTGAAGAACCTGCTTTAGCTTTCGCACGTCCAAAGTTACCAGTGATGTTACCTTGTGTTCTCAGCTTCGGACGGATCTTTGAGAGATTAGAGTAAGTCATTCATCATCTCCATCAATGTAATCATCCCAACCATTACTGTCTGGTTCTCTATCACCTAGAATCTGCTGGGCATACGTTAGAGTTCCAAGATCAAAGTATCCATCACGGAAGTCATCAGTTTGTCCACGTTGTTTATACCAAGAGAGGATAGCATGACCAACTCCAAATGTTTCAATGACAGAAACATTTTGTTGATTATCAGACCAAACTGCGTTCTTTTCTGCTCTCTCACGGAGAGCATTGAGAGTAGCACAATTCCAGTTATTTTCTAGAAAGTTGCCATTCTCATCGAAACCACATTTAGGATCATCACCTTCCCAATCTTTGACACGTTCTTGACAACGAGGGCATTGAAAAGTCATAGTTTTACTCACTTAGCGTACAAATAACCACCAGACCAATCAGCATTTTCCAGCAGGTATTCACGATCAGCAATCAATCGCAGATCATAGCGTACACCTTGAGCAGGAGCTTTCCAGGAAGCAGACTTATACACTTCACCAGTCTTTTTATCAACAAAGCAGTGAACACTGCGACCACCGCCACCATCAATAAAGATGACTTTGTGATACTTTTTGCCAGACTCGATGACATAATCAATGTCACACTTGCCAGACTTCAGTTCATCAATCTTGCGCTGATGATACTGTGACTGAACAGAATCGGTGGTGTCGTAAGTATAATTGAAGTTCTCAATCGCTCGCTGATGTCCGCGAATCGAATACTGACGATAATTGTCTTTCAGTGCTTCAATCAGCAGATAGGTATTCTTGAGGACCGAATCTGCAATGATTTGTTGTGCTTGTGCTTGCATCGTAGTGGTGCTCATACTATAGGGACACTTTAAGTGGCTCAGTTACATTCACCAATTCTTTGCTAGGTTAAAATTTGCGCGACTGAATTGATAGCGGTCAACAATCTTGAAAGTGCCATAATCATTGACCATAACATAACCTTCATGATCACTTTGTTGACCATCAATCTCACATAGGATTTCATCGTCACGCTCAATGAACCAGAACAAATCCATCTTGATTGAATACACCAACTTCCAAAGCCGAATTAGGTTGACATCACATTCACATTCTGATGCAATGTCATACTCAGCGACCTCATCAATTTGTTCACCCTCGCGGATGTAGCGATTGATAACTTTTTTGAGTTCTTTTGCTTGCTTTTCATTCACGAAGTCGCAAAGAGTGCTCATTTGTTTAGCAAACTTGCACACATCTTCAATGTCTTCACGATAAGGAGAGATTTCTGTTTCGGGACGCACAAACTTGCAGTATTTTGTGCTAATCAGATCACCTTCCAACGGATGAGCTTCCATCTCAGGAAGATAGTCTCCAGTGTAGTAAGTGTGAGGAGCAATGATAATCTCCTCACGCACAATCTCAGGGAACTTGTAAGTAATGGTATTGGGTCGGAATGTATCCAACCCTTTACCAAAACCAATCCAATCACCCTGAAACACACCCTCAGTTTTAGGTAGAAACTCAAGACAATAGATGAGGATTTGAGTTACACGCGGTTGACCGCCAAAGTGCTCAAAGATGTCATCTTCATTATAGCAGAGGCGAATCTTTTGTTTGTTAAATGCTGCTTTTGTGCATACAAAGAACTCACCATTCTGAGGATTAGTTCCCCACACAATCGCAGGAGCACCATCAATCTTGACACTAATGCTGCTGTCGGTTTCATACATCCAATCCAGCACAGATAGATCCCCAGTGAGAATACAATCTTCGGGATGTTCCAGGTGTTTGTTCTGCATACTATTGGGACACTTTAAGTGGCTCAGTTTTCATCAAGAGGCAGTTTTGCAGCAGAGTTACTCTTAGGTATGATAAGTTCTTCCATAATGATTTGCTTTGGTAGAAAGTTCCAGCAATAGTAACTAGAACTGAACGTAATCTTGTCATTTGGTCTACCATCAGGACTATGAAACTTCATCCGCTTGTCAAACATTAACAGTTGAAGATC